TACAATCACATCGTTTTCATAGACAATTTCCTTGACCGTGAAATTGTCCCAACACTGGTTTTTCCCGTTCTTGCCCTGCTTGATCTCACAGTTTGGGGTTTTGATCTCAATGTAAGGGGCTGTGTACAGTTCCCGTCCAACACCCCAATTGAAACAGGCCCGTTTGAAGCTATCTGATGCAAGCCCTTTCTCCCGTTCGGTGTTGCTTTCTGTCCCGGTATCTTCCTTGCTGACCCACTGTTTCCGGTCATCGTCCCAAATGCTGACAATGCAATTTTTGTTGTCCCGTGAATGTTCACGCTTCCAACGAAAAGCACCGACAGTCTCATCAAGGATGTTCTGATCGCAACGGGCATCCTTGTACAGAAGCAGGGTCACGGCATAAGGTGTGCCGTCCCCTTTGGTTTTGATCTGACTTATCCGGCAGTCAATCTCATCCGGTCGCAGATTCCGAAACATCATTGCCATTGTGTAGCCCTCCTTAATATTTTTCATGCAGTTCCTGCATTGCTAACCCGATACTGTGCCGCATTTCCTCAAGAGCGGTTGCGCAGTCCAGAAAAAACTCTGTGTTCTCGCTGTCCATCTCGCAGTTATCAGCAATTTCCTCCAACAGGCCAATCAGATCACCAAATTTAATGTCAGCATGTCCCTTCAGTTCATCCATTTTTTTCAGACATTCTGCATCCATCTCAGCCGTCCGAAATCCCATTGCCACATCAATCCAATTCATTTTTTTCTCCGTTTCTTGACAGGAACCGCAATTGGTGGTATCCTGTCTATGTTAAGGTTTGTTGTGTAAGCCCTCAACAGCCTCCCCGTCCGGGTGATCGCCGGACGGGTTTTTTAATAGATAAATGCAATCTCCATCCGGGTGAACTTGTTAAGATCATGGGTGTTTTGCAAAGCATAATATTTCTCCATGCATTCGGAAGGGGTTTCACCGCTTACCGTTGCATGATGCTCCTTGTCAAAATCTGGCCCGTAGGTCATTTTGTCCAGGTCAAACCACATAATGTTAAGGTTGATTGTCATTGTGTACGCCCCCTTCTCTCAAATCATCCCTGCCGCAAATGCCATGATCCAGATCATTGCAAGCGGCGTAACCACCATCAACAGGCGGTAAAGGTCTTCTCCCATAACCTCTTCACGGCTCATCCGCACCCAATAAACCCGGCCTGTCTGTGCCTTGAATCTGCGGTAATACTCTCCGTTGATCTTCCTCATTCCAAGCACCCCCGGAGCCGTGGCGGCTTGTAGCCCTTCCAGTCTTCCTCATCCCATGCCCGGATGATCGTCACAGCGGCAACCAGTTGCGGGTGAGGGGATTCCGGCTTCAGTTCAAAAACAGCGGTACTGCCATCATCAAAGCTGATTCTCACTGACTCCGGGTGTCTGCTGTGCTTGGATTCATAATAGGGAATAACTCCCAACGGGTTTGGTCTGTTCATGTTTAAGCCCTCTTTCTGATCCTTTCTTCCATCATCTCTGCCCGGATGACTTCCGGGGGTCTGACCGTCCTGCGCCGTTCGTATGCCGTCAGAGCCTTTTCTGTAACCATCAGCGGTTTCTCCATGTGTTCCATCCGTCTGATGTGCCTGACTGCAGTCTGCCGGGAACACTGGTAACGGTTCATGATGTCCTGCACACTAAGCAATCTTTCCATCGGTCTGCCCTCCTATAAGCTGTTCAACAGGTACTTCAAGGGCTTCAGCAATCTTGCTCCATGTGGCTTGCTTTCCAATCCGTTTCCCGGCTTCCAAGTCATGCAGATAAGGCTGACTGTAATTGGTGCGCCGTGAAAGTTCGATCTGTGTCATGGACTTCTTTTCCCGGATTTCCTTCAGCCGATTCACCGTTTCACCACCTTTCTCATTGGGTATAGCTTATTATAGCTATTTTTACCGAAAAAGTCAACAGGAAAAGCTATAAAAAGCGATATTTTTTTCATGTTATAGCTATAAATATATGCTATAATAGCTATAAGAAAGGAGGGGTTTCTGTGAATATTGTGAAAGAACTAAGGGAAAAAGCCGGAATGCAACAGAAAGAACTTGCTATTCTTATTGGTGTAAAGCAACCGACTGTAAGTGAATGGGAGCATGGAAAGAAAGACCCTTCCGGGGAGCGTTTGCGAAAAATTGCAGAGTTGTTCCAAGTTGAGATAGGAACGGTTTTGGGGTATGAATCACAGCTTATTCCTTTAAAGCGGAAAGCCGTCCCGATCCTTGGAGACATTGCCTGTGGTGATCCCATTACTGCAGAGGAAAACATGGACGGTCATGCTGATCTGCCGGACGGCATCCGGGCAGACTTTGCCCTCAGATGCAAGGGATCAAGCATGGAACCGACATTTGCAGACGGCGATCTTGTCTTGATCCGTCAACAGGAAGAAGTCCCGGACGGGAAAATTGCCGCTGTTCTCATTGGCTCAGAAGCTACACTCAAACGGGTACACCGTATCCCTGACGGCGTGATGCTGATCCCGGACAACTCGCAGGACTTTTCGCCATTGATCTACCAAAGAGAAGAAGCGGCAGAGGTCAGAATCATCGGGCTTGCTGTTGGTTATGTGAGGTTGATCTGATGCCAAGAGTGAAGAAACAACATCTGAAGCGCAGGAAAGACGGGCGGTATGCATGTCGGTATAAAGGCGAATGGTTTTACGGCATCACAGAAGAAGAAGCATTCGCCCTCCGGGATGCTTACAAAGAAGCGGAAAAGCAGGAGCGGCCCACCATCCCGACCGTCAGGGAGTACGGGGAAGCTTGGCTGAAAAGAGCGTTTCCGACTGTGGCGGCAACCACTATTGACGGTCTGGAATGCCATCTGAAAAAGCTGACCGATCTTTTGGGAGATGTGCCGATCAACACCGTCAAGCCGTCTCAGATCAAGTCCATTTATTCAGCATTCTACCTTGGCCTGTCCAACTCTTACATCAAAGCCGGGAAACAGCTTTTTTCGTCCCTCTTTGATTCAGCCGTTGCTGATGGGTATCTCCGCACCAATCCGGCCCGTGACAAGACCGCCAAACCGCACAGAGGGACCTACAACGGGCATCGGCAGATCACACCGCAGGAGCGGCACTGGATCGAAACCCTTTGCACGGATCACAGGGCCTATCCGGCAGTCATGGCGATGTTATACGCAGGATTGCGCCCTCAAGAGGCAAAGGCTATCCAGATTGAACGGGATGTGGATTTCAAAGCAGAAACCATCACAGTCAGGGAAACTGCCCACCTTGACGGCAGGAAGTACGAATACACTGAGCAAGGGAAGACAGACAAGGCCAACCGGACAATCCCCCTTCTGCCGCCGCTCAAGGATGCACTGAAGGGCAGAACAGGGAATCTGATTTCATCTGCCCACGGGGAACGTGTGACGGTGGATACTTGGCGTGTGGTATGGAACTCCTATGTCCATCAGATGGAGACAGCAATCAACGGCATGGAGCGCAGATGGTACGGCAAAACAAAGGAACACAAGGCCCTGCTTGCCGCCGGGAAACCGCTCCCGGAATGGATACCCTTCACAGTCATTCCGTATGATCTCCGGCATTCCTTCTGTTGCATGTGCCGGGATGCTGATCCCCCGATTGAATTGCACACTTGCATCAGGTGGATGGGTCACGCAGATGCAACAATGATCCTACGGGTGTACGATGAGGCGAGCGATGACAGGAGCGAAAAAGAAGCGGAAAGGCTGAAAAAATTGCTGATTCGTTGTCAAAACGGTAGTCAGGAAAAATCAGAAACCGCTGAGAACTTTGAAAAATAAGGGGTTTGAAATCGTCTGACAAATGGATTCATACCCGGAGTGTCATAGGTTCGAGTCCTATTTGAGCCACATCAAGAAACCCTTGGGGATCAAAGCCCCAAGGGTTTTCTGTTGCCGTTCTGGCGATGTCCAAATCATATCAAAAGCATCATTATTGTCCAAACTTGGTAGTCAATTCGGTAGTCAGTTAATCAATAAAAAAATCCCGGCAGTCAGCCGGGAATGGGATTATTCATTTCTTTTGTTCTGCAATGTCTTTTCGGATTAATTCCTTTATGTATCCGGTAACATTGTCCTTTGTCTGTAGGTATTCCCAGATTTCCATATCAAGGCTGTTTGCAGGGTTGAAAGAAATCAGTTTTGTTTTCATTGCTTTGTGATATTCATTCTGATAAGCCTTGTTGTCGAAATCTCCTTTTTTTCTCGGCATCTTTGCAACCCCATTTCTCCAATGTTGTAGGATCGGGTTTCCGATCTGTTACCCACCAATAAACACCATATCCTTTGGCAATTTGCACATTCCCGGAAAAAAATCCGATACTGTAAACTTGCCCATCATCACCATAGTTCAGCCGATTGACGGCCGTTGGTACAAGTTCACCCCCGTCCCACCGCTTGTAGAATAACCAGATGGCCTGTTCTTCTGCAATCAGTTCATCAATCGTCAGGTATCGCCACTTCGCACTCATCTTTTCAACATCATCCTTTACGAGCTTTGCACCGCTTAAAAGTATCGGTCTGGATCATTGTCGGTTATGGTGTATTCGTCTTTGCTGGTTCGTGATAATCCATAGATCGTTCCGTAATTAGCCTTTAACTTGATTTCAGGAATCTTTTTATTGATCTTCCGTAGTTCGTCAATCGGAGCCGTGTTTCCCTGCGAAAGGATGGATGCCAGGCCGATGATGAATGCTGTATTATCGTATCTCGTGTCCACGTCAACGGTGTTCACAAACATCTGCGCAGCCTTCAGCGCATCCCGGCCCTCTGGCGTTTCGCTTTCCTTTAACGCGCCGAAAAACTTCTCGATATACTCGAGTGTTTCATGATAAAGCCTACCCGCCCGGTCATTTACTTCCTTGATGATCTTATCCATGTTGTCCCGGATGGCATTGCGCTTTTTCTCATATTCCATGGCTTCGGCTTCTAAACGTGATTTGCGAATTTCCAAATCATTGACATCATCGAGGATTTTATCCATTTTTGTGTATTGTCCATTTGATTCGCTGAGAATTTCCAGAACGCCAAGCACAACCTTACTATCAGCCTGCTGTTTGGTGAACCCCCTTTTTAGAAGCTCGGCCTTTAAGCATTCAATTCCGTTCATTCTTGCAACCCTCCAATTCATACCCAATCTGCCGGGGATATACCGCCCCGGCTCGGTGTGTCTGTCAGCAGTACGGGCAGTACAAGCCCATGCTCTTCAGTTTGGAAACGAATCGTTCAAGCCGCTTAACCATGTTGACCAATTCTCTTGCAGAGTAGACTTCATTCTGCATCCGCTTAAGCTGAACCGATGTGAGCAAACCGGGGAAGGTCTTCCCATTCTTCGTTCTCCTGATAAGCTCTTTGGCTTCTTCAAGGGCTTCGTGGTTGGCGTGTTCATCTTCCCGGAACCCGTCCAACAACCACCCGGCTTCATTGGCTATCATCTCCCAATCAGAACGCCCGTCTCGTTCATCTTCCGGGTAATCGTTGATCATGTCTTCCAGATCCACAACCCGAACCTTCTTCAGAGCCTTGATTGCTTCTTTGTCCGTCAGTTTCACTTCTGATTGCCCTCCTTCCACTTCTTCACGTTCTCCTGATTCTGCCGCTTGATCTGGCGGTGAATCTCCAGCTTTTGCTTCATGGTCATTGTGTAAGCCCTCCTTCTCTGTTCAGTGGGTTTCCCCTTCTGACATTGTTATTGTATCACATTTAATATTAAATGTAAATAGGCTTTTTAAAAATTTTTCAAAAAATTTTGAGAAAATGAAAAGCCCCGGTTTTCACCGGAGCTTGTTGATTACCGCATGATACAATTTGGGGTGGATCATCTGCAATGTATCCATCATTTCATCAAGCAAGGGCCAGACTTCCTCTTGCCGCCGACCGTTGACAATTTGGGCAAATTCGCTTTCGCCTGTGTTTTCAATCAGGGAATCTGTGACGGATGGGGCAGGGGAGAAGGAATAGCCGGGGAGATGTTCGGCTTGCTTTTCTTCCCCGAACATCTCCCTTTTG